GTCGCGTTGTTCTGGTGCAGGGTGTTTTGCATTGCACTATCAACAATATCCACTCCGTTTAACCGTGGCCAAAACCAAAAGTTGACCGTGGAGCCAGACGACGAATGTGTTTGAGCCGTAAAGCTCAGTGTGTACGCGCCACCTTCAGTGAAAACAATGCGGGACGCTGGAGTGCCGAGCGTAACGCCAACGCTGCCAGCCATGATTGAAAACGTCAGCGGGTAGGCTGTGTTGGATGATGCTGCGGTTACGTCGGACGTAATCTCAAGGTGAGCCACGCCGTTGGCCAGCACAACCTGACGCCACTCGCCATTTTTGGAAACCACCGGATAGCCATATTCACGATCCCACATCAAGACGCCATCTGCCGCCGCACTATCGTAATCACGCCGATGAGTAAGAAAAGAACGTGTGCTTTGCAGCCACGCACTAAACTTTTCCGCCCATACTTTAAAATCAGGACCTATGGGAGGTGCACCGTAAAAGCTCATCTCTTAGCACCCGGCCTTACGTCAAGACGCATAATTCCCACGCGCCAGTCCGCAGCTTCCACACCTTCGACGCGCATCCTGACTTGACGCCCTTGGAAGCGAACAGATGTTGGGTTTGATGTGTTAAACGGCCCCTTTTCCGTTTCAGTGTCATTGGGATAATTGCGAACCTTAAATTTTAAATCCACATCGCCCTGTGTTTTTTCGTCAGGGATGACGCTTGTGACCTTCATCAGGCGCTCACCAGTGCCGATTGCTATTGGTCCCGTCTCTGCAAATGGTGTTGCACCATCGTAGTCAAAGCCAACCTCATGCTCGTAAACAACTCCGTCAGACTTGACCATAAACGGACGGCGGAATACTCCGCGATCCACACCCGCAGTGCGGTCAATCTCGCCTGTCGTCCAGATGTTTTCCACATAGTCATACGCAACGTATTTGTCGCATTCTGACGCATCTTGCGACTGATAGAGCCACCAGACCTCATTCCACTGGCTGTTGACCACCGCTTGAACCTTAGACGCCTGATCGTAATTCAAGTTGCTGAATACATGATCGGCGACTTCGCAGGGTATTTCCTGAACCTGACCGCCAGAATACAGGAAGAAGTTACGGCGACCCATCCAGATAACTCCGGCATCCACAGAGGCATATGCGCCAGCTGAAATCATGCCACAAGCCGTGCCAACCCTCTGGAAGCCATAAACAAATGGCGGCCCTTGGTATGTCATCGTGTGAGCGTCTTGATCTGTGAGGATTAAAGACTGGCCCCGCGTCCGAACTCCGGCAAGGATTTTTCCGTTAGTTTGCAACTCTATGTCGCCAGCTTGGTTAGTAGCCGCCGCAGTCCAAGTTGTGTTGTCCTCTTGGTCTGACCATTTTACCAGTCTTGCATTGGCAGACGCACCTAAACAGACAAGAAACCTCTCCTCAGTTACGAAAGTTGCAGAGCAGTCCACTGGCGCGTTAGCAACCACAGTCGCCGTGCCAGCCACTAAATCCCACTCGTAAATCACGCCGTCATCCGATGAACAGGCAATGAGGAACTCGCCAAAGTTATCTAAAGACCAAGTCGTGGCCCTGAGGATAGTGCCCAAGTCTGGGCGCTCAACGCCCCAGCCAAACAAGCCCCAGCCACCGGAACCAAAACCAGTGTTGATCGTTGCGTTAATCCGACCATCAGTTAACGCACCCGGCGTAATGTCTGACGTAACAGAGCTCTCCAACATTACAGTCAAAGTGTCATGCGATCCAAACGCAGCATACCGCTCACCATCGTTATCAACCCAAGTGTGAGCCCCTCGCACAATTCCTCCAGCGTCTACTCCAGAGTTGTCAGACTGCGCACGGGGTCGCCATCCGCCCACAGGACGCAAGCTGCCTTCATGCCAGCGTACCAAGTTGACATCGCGCCAGCGGCCTAGAGACTGATACTCAGTTCCGTTTGCGTACTGGCCCTTGGGAATGTTTAGCGGGACTAGAGGCATTGAGCATCCTTACGGTTTAGTGGGCCAATCAGCCTCATCCAAGTGGGGCCAGTTAGCGTGGGTTGAGATGTCACGCAGCGCAGCCCTATGCTTCGCCCACAATGCCTTTTCTTCATCAGGCAATGGGCTGTCAGGCATTTGTGTCCAGTCAGTATCAGCCAGCAACTTATTGCGCCGCTGGCGATGTGCCTCAATTAGCCTGATTGGCGCGAGGGCTAAAATTTCAGCCTCTAGCAAATTCGCATCTTTTTCTTCTTTGGGTGTGAATGGAACAGGCCCGTCCGGTGTAAAGTGAAACCTTGCCATTTTATTTCCCCATTCCATATAAGGTTGCCGTCCCATCAAATGTTCCCGATGGAACAAGTAATGTTAGCCCGCTCAGAGCCGATGTACTCTGGTTTCCACCACCACCTGAGATTGTAGTGCTGGCGTAGCTGCCAGTTTTGCCCGTAATTTCGTAATTTGCCACTTTCATTCGAGTTGTGCTTAGAGGGTCGGAAATAAGAACCTGTCCGACCAGTCCGCCACCCACCCCGCTTTCGTGACTGAAAAACATGGAAAGCGAAGTTGCTGTAGCTGCTTCGTTAGCAATTGCGGTTCCAGCAGTGTTGCGACCAAAATTAGCATAGTAATAATTATTGGAAAGATCAGAGCCACCAGTTCTAAAACGTAGCAACATAGAAGATTGCGCAGAAGTCGTTGAAATGTGAAATCTTAAAATATAATGGTCATATGAGCTGGAAAAATAACCGTCAAAAACCATACTTGATCCAGCACTTGCATTGACTGTTGCTAACTTGGAAAGGCCGCCCAAAACGCTTGGGCTTGTAAAACTAAGTTGGCCAGAACCATCAGTGCTTATAACTTGACCGGATGTTCCCGATGCTGTCGGCAATGAAAGTGTGTAGCTAGACGAAATTGTTGTTGGTGATTTTATTGCCGCATATTCCCCGCCAGAGCTGTCTTGAAGCCGTAAATCACCTTGAGTTAAAATATTTAGGTTGCCAGATAGGTTCACATCCCCAGAGGAATTTGCAGTTACAACTTTACTGGCCTCAGACGTCCCAAGCGTTGTGATGTCGTTGTAATTGAGTTCCGCAGCCGTGGCAGTCACACCATCAAGAATGTTTAACTCGGCAGTGGTAGATGTTACGCCGTCGAGGATGTTTAGCTCTGCGGCAGTGGCCGTAATCCCCAGCGCTGTAAGTGTTGTTGCGTCGATTATTGCCCTGACGTTTGCCGCTGCGCCAGTGCCATCGCAGTATATTACGCCCGTTGACCCATTAGCGACCGTGACATTAGCGCCTGTGCCTTGCGTAAATATGGCGTCGTGCCCGCTGTTATTGTCAACGAGGTAAAATTTAGAAGCGTCATTTGGGCTGACTGTAATTGTGCAGTTTTGAGTTGCTCCAGATAAAACCAGAACTTTATACATCCCATCGCTTAGAGCGTCACCAGTTGAGCCGTTTGCGGTATTAAGAGTGTGCGCAGCGGCAGAAGATGACAAGTCAATCGTGCCAACCCCAGATGCAGCACGGTCTAAGATGTCAAAATTACGATTTGTAATTTGACCCCATGTGTCTGTCTTTTCGCCGTCCGCTATTTTTTCGACCGCGTTATTTAATGTCCAAGTGCTTGCCATGTCAAAAACCTCTGGTTGACAGAATACTAATCATTTTTCTCCGCCGCGTCTATAGAGTGGAAGCATACCCGAAGGAAATGAAACAACACTAAGCGCATAGCTCTTACTTCCTTTAGGGCTTCTGATACATCGACTTAACGCCCGCAATAGCGTCTCGCCATACTGTCGTTCCGTTTACACCGTCCCAATACATCATATCTAACTGCTCCGCTATATCTGGGTATTCAGCAGCGCGAAGGCGCTGATACTCCTTAGCTGCGAAATCAGAGGCGTCAACTGCCGATTGAGCTTCCATGATGTCGGCCTCAGCTTCCTCAGCAGCGGTAAAGAAGACAGGCCCATCCACTGTAGCATGAAATCTTTTATCTGTCATTTTAGCATTCCGTATATAGTTGCTGATCCTGTAAAGTTTCCACTTCTCGGATAAAACTTAAATCCGCTAAGAGCTGATGTCGTATCGTTAAAACCGCCACCATTCATTGTTACAGCAGTGGTATCATTACTTTGAAATTGAGTTGCCCTATATAGCATTAGTTTTTTTCGACTGGACTGAAGCGGGTTTGAAAGTATGACTTCCCCCATTAGGCCACCTTGAGTGCCGCCCGGAACGCTAAAGAACGGTGTAAAAGAGTCTTGATTTGTCCACGACTGATGGATCTCCGAACTATTTATTTGATAGCCATACCGAGCAAAATCATAATTTGCTGTTATATCAGAACTAGACACTCTGTATCTCATGGAGACCTCAGCGTTGGTGGAAAATGTTGGGAAATAAAATCTAATTATATAATGGTCGTAAGTGCTGGAAAATACTCCACTAAGAATAAGGCTTGAGGCACTTGAAGCGTTTACAGTGGCTATCTTTACAGTACCACCACCGCCTGCGTCTACAAAACTAAGCTGCCCAGAGCCATTAGTTTCTAATATTTGACCAGCAGAGCCTGTCGATGCTGGTAAAGTTAATGTGTAATTGGATGAAACTGTAGCAGGAGCTTGCAATGCAACATACTGTCCGCCAGAACTATCTTGCAATCGCAAGTCGCCCTGCGCAGTGAGATTTAACTCCGCAAACGATGGGCTGTTTGTTGTGTTTAAACTTTGGTTTGCGGTGTACGTTGTATAGCCAGCGCCATTGGTTAACTGGTTGTTGTTGGTAATGTAGTTAGCGTTAGTTGCGCCAGTATAACCCAAGTTAGCCAAGGTCAGAGTATGAGAGCCAAGGGCCGTAACGTGTCCGTATGTGTCTAGCGTCACGTCTTGAATAACAGTGGCACCGCTGTTGTTTACGCTTCCTTGGCTAGACGTATCAGCGTGGCTCACTGTAACTGTGCCAGAAGTCCCACCGCCACTAATACCCGAACCAGCCGTAACACCTGTAATGTCACCCACATTGGTCGTATAACCAGCGCCGTTGGTTAGTTGGTTGTTGTTTGTGACGTTTGTTGCTCCAGCCGCAACACCGTTTAGTTTCGTGTGGTCTGCGTCT